CAACGACGGGGTAATCGAAGCCCCTTTTCGCTGCCGCAGCGGCGCCTCGCCGAGGCGCCGCGTTCAGCTGTTTTGCGATCCGTCGAAGGATCGCACTCAGCAGTCGTTTAAGGACGACTGCGACATCAACAAGATCATGGATAGGTACTTGCGTACCGGCCAGCTGCCGAGTTCCACGAGGCAGCCGGTGTACCTGGACACCACCGCTTTTGACTTCCTGGAAGCGCAGAACCTGGTCGCCCGGGCTCGGGGCGAGTTCTCGCTGCTGTCCGCGGATGAGCGGGACAGGTTCGGCAACCAGGTCGAGCTCTGGCTTGAGCACAAGGCCGCAGAAGCGGCCGAGGCGGAAGCCAAGGGGGGGGATGCACCCCCCCCCTCGAAAGTCGCTCCTGAGGCTCCTACGCCAAGCGTAGAGGCAGCGGCGAAGCCGACGAATCCCCCGGCTCCGGCTGCGCCGGCTAAGCCGGGGGGGTAGGGACCAATGCTCTACTTGCTGTAATTGGTCCAACTGACACCAAATCCCGGTTCGGGGTATGGTGTCGGGGGTCCGGGGGTTGATATCCCCGGTTTTTTAAGTTTTTAACGGAGGTCGTCGTGAAACGTCGTTCAATGGGTCGTCGCGAGTCCCGTCGGCAGTTCAGCCGTGGCGGGTCGAGTCATCACCGGAAGAACTTTTCCGCCGCTCCGATGCGGGGCGGTATTCGGCTTTGAAATGCTTCCACCCGGTGCAATGTTGGGCTGCCCCGGGTGGTGGCGTCTCTTTCTCCCCGATCAGCGGGTACAAGGATCGGCCGATGGCCGTTTCGTGCGGCCGCTGCATAGGTTGTCGTCTCGAGCGCGGCCGCCAGTGGGCGGTGCGCTGCATGCACGAGGCTTCATTGCATGAGGACAACTGTTTCGTCCGGCTTAGTTACGCGGAGGCTCCTGCAGGTCTGGTTCCTGCTGATCTTTGCAAGTTCTGGAAGCGGCTGCGCAGAGAGCTCTTTCCGCTGCGAATATCGTATTTCGCATGCGGGGAGTACGGGGAGCTCACGCGCAGGCCTCACTATCACGCGTGTGTTTTTGGATGGTGGCCAAGTGATGCTGTGCGTCACGGATCGAGCGGAGGTCATCCGCTGTTCGGTTCTGCCACCCTTGAGCGCGTGTGGGGACACGGTCATTGTTCCGTCGGTACCGTGACGTTTGAATCTGCTCAGTACGTGGCGGGCTATATCGCTAAGAAGGTCATCGGCCCTGCTGCGGAGGCCTTCTACCAGGCTGAAGTGCTCGACCCGGAAACGGGCGAGCTCACTCTTCAGCCTGTAGAGCCGGAGTTCTGTCGTAGTTCTCGGAATCCGGCTGTAGGCCTCCGCTGGCTCGAGCGACACGGGGAGAGCGATGCCTGGCGGCACGACCAGGTGGTGATGCGCGGCGCTGCGTCGAAGTTGCCGGCGTACTACATGCGGAAGTTTGCGGAGCGTAAAGCGGAGCTGGAGCTCCGGCGTCGGAAGATCAAGCGCATCGAGCGGGGCAGTACTCCTCGAGCTCGTCGTGAGAACCAACCTCACAGGCTCGAGGCTCAGGAAGCGGTAGTTCTTTCCAAACTAAAACTGAAAGCGAGGGACGCGCAATGAAACTGCTGGTTTTTGCTGTACACGATCGGGTGGTCGAGGCGTTCGGGTCGCCGTTTACGGCGACGACGGAAGCGGAAGCCAAGCGGATGTTCCTGGGTGCGGCTGCTGATCCGAGCACGTACCTGGCTAAGAATCCGGGCGATTTTTCGCTGTACCAGGTCGGCACGTTCAATAACTCCGGCGGCGAGCTCGAAGGGCTTGCGCCGGTTCGTTTCATCTGTGGTCTGGATCAGACCGTCAACCAGGTAAAGGAGCTGCGCCATGCAAGTTAAGACCCACCGCAATCCGTCGGTGATGAAGCATTCGTTCTCGCAGGTTCCGACAGCGGAGATTCCGCGTTCGAAGTTCAATCGGTCGCACGGTCACAAGACGACGTTCGACGCCGGGTTTCTCGTTCCGATTTACCTGGACGAGGTGATGCCGGGCGACACGTTCAGCGTGAACATGACGTCGTTCGTTCGCCTGGCGACGCCGATCTATCCGCTGATGGACAACATGTACCTGGACACCCAGTTCTTCTTCGTGCCGTTCCGGCTGATCTGGGAGAACTGGGAGAAGCAGCAGGGCGCGCAGGTGAACCCTGGCGATCCGACGGACTTCCTGGAGCCGCAGATCACTTCGCCGGTTGGCGGTTACGCGGCCGGGTCGCTGTACGACTACTTCGGGATCCCGCCGGGGATTGCTGGGCTGGCGCATAGCGCGCTGCCGCTGCGCGCGTATTTCCTGGCATTTAACCAGTGGTACCGGGACCAGAACCTCCAGGATTCGCTGCCGGTCCCGCTGAATGACGGGCCTGATCTTCCGACGGCGTACCAGCTGCTGCGGCGTGGCAAGCGCCACGACTACTTCACGAGCGCGCTGCCGTGGCCGCAGAAAGGCCAGGCTGTGCAGATCCCGCTGGGAGTGAGCGCGATCGTTAAAAGCGATGCTGCGCCTGGTTCGGAGATTGGTGTTTACACCTCCACCGGTGTCGGCGTTTCGATGGGCGCGGGCGCGGCGAATGTGCAGATGACCGCGACGCCGAACGCCAACGCTATGTACGCGGACCTGAGTAACGCGACTGCGGCGACCATCAACTCGCTGCGGCAGGCGTTCGCGATTCAGAAGATGTTCGAGCGCGATGCGCGCGGTGGCACGCGTTACATCGAGGTGGTGCAGGCGCACTGGAAAGTGAAATCCCCCGATGCCAGGCTGCAGCGGTGCGAGTACCTGGGCGGCGGTTCGACGCCCATCACGGTGACGCCGATTCCGCAGACCTCCGGGACTGCGGGTGCCGGTGGGTACACGGATACCCCGATGGGGTCGCTCGCGGCTTACGGTACCGGGGTCGGTACCGGGCACGGTTTCCATATGTCGTTCACGGAGCACGGCCTGGTTCTTGGCCTGGCGAGCGTGCGGGCGGATCTGACCTACCAGCAGGGGCTCGAGCGGATGTGGTCCAGGCGCACGCGTGTGGATCGGTACTGGCCTGCTCTTGCCCACCTGGGCGAGCAAGCTGTGTTGCGCAAGGAGATTTTCGCGACGGGGAACCCTGCAGAGGACGATCTGGTTTTCGGGTACCAGGAGCGCGCAGGCGACTATAGGTATAAGCCGTCGCGTATCTCGGGGCTGTTCCGCAGCTCGCATCCGCAGAGCCTGGATGCGTGGCACCTGTCGCAGGATTTCGCGACAGCGCCGGTTCTGAGCGAGGACTTCATCACGGAGCAACCGCCTCTGGCGCGTGCGATTGCAGTTTCGACGGAGCCGCATTTCATCGGCGATTTTTACATTCAGTGCATGTGTGCTCGGCCGATGCCGCTGTTCGGCGTTCCTGGCTTCATTGACCGGTTCTGATCATGTGGCCGGCAATCATTGCAGGTGGCGCGCAGCTGCTTGGCGGCATGCTGCAGAACTCTGCCAATGCCAAGCAGGCGCGTCAGCAGATGGCCTTCCAGGAGCGGATGAGCTCCACCGCGCATCAGCGCGAGGTCGCCGATCTTCGAGCTGCAGGGCTGAACCCGATCCTTTCAGCTGGGGGATCGGGTTCGAGCTCACCAGGTGGTGCGATGGCACCTCAGCAGAACGTGCTGGGTCCGGCGGTAAGCTCCGCGCTGGAGGCGCGTCGTAATGTTGCCGAGGTGGCTCTCACCGAGCAGAACGAGAAGACTTCTAAGGAGCTCGAGGAGAAGGCGCGCTGGGAAGCGCTGGATGCGCAGAACCAGGCGAACATCTCGGACGTGCAGCGCCGCGTGTGGGACGCGGCCATGCATAATCACAAGGAGTCCTATGTCCAGGTGGAGAGCGCGCGCATGATCGAGGAAGCGCGTGCGCAATCCACCGCAGCTCAGATCGAGCGGGAGCTCGACGAGGGCGCGGGCGAGGTGATGCGAGCTCTGAAGCGCCTCGGGATTTCGGGCGGCTCTGCCGCTCAGATCCTCCAACTGGTTAACTCGCGGCAGCGTATTTCGCGGGGCACTTCTGGCCCGCAACCTAACCGTCGCTAGACCCTCACTGGATAGTTCTTTTTTTTCTCTCACTCAACCACTCACCCTAACTTTACTCACCTTCCAACTCTCAATCTGTCATCTACTCACCTATGTGCACTGTCACTCACTCACCCCCCTTCATTCCTGCTAAGCAGGATTTTTCGAGGCCTCGCGTAAGCGGGCTCTCATTCACCACAGGCGTAGCAGCTCTTGCGAGCCTTACCTTTGCTACACCACAGGCGTCCGTCCCGGCGCGCTGTGGCTTGACGCCGTCGGGCGCGCTCCCTGAGCGCGCGCCCGATGGCGTGCTTTTTTTCTCAACCTAGCGACGGAGGTTTTCTATGAACACGAGGAATAAATCTGCGGCGGTAGCCGACAACGACGGGGTAATCGAAGCCCCTTTTCGCTGCCGCAGCGGCGCCTCGCCGAGGCGCCGCGTTCAGCTGTTTTGCGATCCGTCGAAGGATCGCACTCAGCAGTCGTTTAAGGACGACTGC